AAGAAAATCAAACCAACAACCAGGTTGAACTAGTCATTGAGAAAGTAGAAGCCATACTCTCCGGTAGGTTTGGTGGGCCAGAGTCGTTGCTTCATTGATTCAGATCTCCCTTCGATGATGAAGTTTTGAAGGAAGGTCTCCTCGAACGTGGGAAAGTGCGTTGAGAACGGGAATTCGATTCCAGATCGTTCCAACCAATTCCATTCGCGGAAATCAGGCTCTACGTTCCATTGAGTAGTCAAAAAGTCATAAACGTCTTTACATACGTTATAGACATCTCGAGAACAACCCATCTGAGCATGAGCGACTCCGATGCAGGCGGCGGCCAGTTCGGGTGCTCCTCGAAGCCTCTCAGGGTAGAGAAGGTGTGCGAGTAGTTCAGCGGGTTCGCGGGAAGCGAGTCCTTGTTTGTTGCTATATGATAAGACTTCAACGTTGTCGGTGTCTCTCTTGAATGTAGTCTTTTCAGGATACATCGTCGCATTAAATCGTCGTTTGGCGTCTTTCGACATTGATTCGACAAATTCAGGGCCACGGGAGTCGTAGACTCCTTCAGGGAAGGCAGCGATCGAGTCGTCTCCTTGGACCATGATGATAAAGTCCTTGGATTCGATGTTGATGCCTTGGGCGGACAGGCAGGTCAGGATCATGATGCAGTTAACGAAAGAGTCAAGAAGCTGGGTCTGTTGGAATCCAGAGGCGATGCCATTGAATTTCCACTGATAGAGATTGCCAGATTCGGCTCGAATCGGTGTGTGCTTGATCGAGTAGGTCATCCAATTCCATAGGTTTTGGATCCTCTCCTCTGATGTGCGTGTCTTCTGATATGCAAGTCGGGCGGGCGCTTCTGCTTGTTTAGTCGCAGCGGTAGGCTCGTATCCTTGATCAAAGTCGAACCATCCTCTCCACATGTCATGGACGTCATCGATCACCTCGTGTAGGGCAAAGCGGTCGAATCCGGACCAATCAGTTGAAAGTACGGTATTAGGACGGTGCTTCATAATTTTAGCTTGAAGCTTGTTCCATCCTCCTTTGAAAGTTTCGAATCCCCAAAGCATGGGTGATTGAACCTTGTCATTCAGATACTCCTTTTGTAATTGCCAGATGAACATGTTTTCAGCCATGAGTAAGAGTTTTGGGACTCCAAAAACGGCTCGAAGTTTGTCTTCATCTTCGGCTTTGACTAGGTGGGCTCGCGTGTGTAACGAGTTGTATTCGTACGGAATGGGCGTTCCATCTTCGGTGAAGAACTGTCCGTCGCCATCTTTGATAGCATGGATCAGTCTTCGATTGAGTTCGAAGATTTCATTGTACAGGTTGTGAAAGGTGAGTTTTCCATCGATATCCTCTCCTTCAGCTTGACGCTGTCTTAGGATCTCGGACCATTTCTTTTCTCTAGTGAAGGGTGCTTCAGCTGAGACGGGAAGGGACCAAGGGTAGAATCTAAGGTCGGGGAAGGACACTGGCTTCAGACGGCGGTGCGGGCGAAAAAGTTTTTCGGTCACACGAAGGGCTCGTCGGTAGTGGTGGTCTCGAACTAGATCGTGGTAGGGTTGATCTGTCCGGAGAAAGTCTTCTTCAGCAGCGGTGGCTAGTCCAGCACTTCTCCTATATCCGTTGATCGCTTGATCAGCGAGATGAGGGGCACAGTTGTAGATGCCTCGTTTCACGGTTCTCTCAAGAAGTTCGTTCTTTCGAGAGTACAGTGGGCCAACATTCATACGTCCGGTCTTGCCTTTAATAGGCAGACGACCAAGTCGTAAAAGGTTAGTTTGTGTAAAAAGCATGTTGTTTCTTTCGGCGCAAGAAAAATAGCGAAGTAAAAGCGTG